TTCTCTAGTATTACCGTAATGTATAACTTGATGTAACTTGGAAGTATATTCTCTCCAAGGATCAACCACAACTGAATCATCAGTTACTCTTACATACATTGTTGGATGAGCAAGAAGAACAACTGCTCTAAAAGGTCCTGGATCTTCTCCATATACTAATGGGTCTACTTTCATAGGATTGAATCCAAATTTATTACAATAGTGTGCTACTAACAATGCATAACTACCATCTATATATGGTACTCCAGGTTTATATGCAATGCCATTTATCAAGATAGGCAATTCATTTTTCTTTGCTATTTCACAAAGTTTTTCAGCAAGATTTTTTGCTTGTACTTCACGTGCATTCATAATGCTATCAAAAATATCATAACCAAGTTCTAATTTTTTAGCCATATATCGTAACGCAATATTATCTCTTGGATGACACGCTCCGCCATCGCCCATACCTGCTTTCATATAACTAGGTCCCATAATACGTTGTGTGCTTTCTGCTAAAGCAGTAGTAACTACATCTGTATTAATATTACCTTGACGCTGTGCAACGTCTTGTATCATATTAACAAGTCCTATTTTTGTGCTTATAAATGTATTATAGAAAACTTTTATGCATTCACATTCGTCCCACGTACCAATTACATAACGTGGAAAGTTATCCATAATCATTTCATAGAAAGTTTTTAGTTCTGCTGCATCGCCTGTTTCAGTTCCATCTTCTGTTCCAATCATTACCATTTCTGGATTGACCATATCCCAAGCAACTGTACCCATTGCAATTAGGTATGGATTGTAAACGAATCTAGGATTAGTTACTAATTGTACAAACTCTCTGCGCACTGTACCAGGCAATACTGTGCTGATTAGCACAAGCAATTGATCTTTATTCATATGCTTGTTTGCTTCAGCCATAACTTCTTTTACAATATCATATGAAAAATCTTTTGGCTCTAAGTGTGCTGTAGGTGCTCTTCCATCATAGTCTGGATCGTGTGGTGTAGGCACTGCAATAAAAACAATTTCTCTGTCCTTTACTGCTTCTTCAATAGTATCTTCTACAATAACATAATCGCTGTCTATACGCTTATCAATATCGTATCCTAAAACACTATGTCCTTTTTTGGCAATTACTTCTGCACAAGGCAAACCCAATTTACCTAAACCTATAAATCCTATCTTCACTCTACTTCTCCCAATTTTGGTACACTCATATTTACAATCTCCTTCTTACAGCGCATTTAAACGTGGTTTAAAGCACGATAGCGTAACTATTGCTCTTTGTATATAAACACCGCTGTATGACGCTTAAAATGCGTTTAAGGCGCCTTAATAATTAACTCTAGTACTAATATTCCACTTGTTTTTCTTTGCTACAAGCACACTATAATTGTGTGCCAAAATAGGCCTTACATTAGCAATAAACTGTAAAGTTTCTGCTTTGTCCAAATTGCTTAGACGTTCAATTTCATTAACTATTGCAATCATACGTTCTCCGTCATCTTGTATGCTGTCGTATGTTTCGTCAATATAAGGACTAAATGTCTTGTATCCTAATTTACGTAAAATAGGTAAACTATTAGGTACTGTAGATAAAACAAACGGATGTCCAATTGCTATTACTTTAAAAATTTTTTCACTGAAAAAAGGAATACCTTCGTGATAAGTTGTTTCATTTACTACACTAAAATAAGTTTCTTTGTAAAATTTTAAAATGCTTGATTCATATTCTGCCCTGTTAGTTACAAGATCGTTTGTATCTAAATAAAGATCAGGTAAGTTTACAATTTCTTTATTACGTTCTATTAAGTCATTTATAAATTTATTATCCTTATAAATGTGCCTTAGTTCTCTAAACGAACTACGCCAATTATCACCTCTATCACTTTTGCCAAAACTTATATGTCCTTTGTCAAGTAAATTTTTTTCATATAACATTAACATCATTAGAGGACGGTGAGATCGCCATCTTCTATTAAGACATAAAAACTTCTTTGGCCATTTCTTTGTTTTTGTGATACCGATTATATTTTGATTCTTGTGTATTGTATCTATACCTGTTGCTTCAAATACATTAAAGTAATCTAACTTAATCTGTGGTGCATTATATTTTTCTGCTACAGACTTCACTGTATCAATCATATTTGGCACAGCACTTAAAAATATAATTTGTTCTGCTGGTACTTTATGTTTAAGCACTATGTTTCTATAAATGCTATCCACAGTATCTGTAAAATACTCTAAAGCGTTATCTAAAACTAAAAAAGCATTTCCTTGTTTAATTTTATCTAAATCATTTGCAGGTACAATAGCATCAATACTGTAAATTTTAAAACTTTCTTTATCAGAAAATTGTATATAGAAAAAATCTATGTTCTCGTTTGTTTTTAGTTGAGAACCTACACTGCTATTAATTTTAATTTTTTGCGGCTCACGTGGATTGTAAGTTTGCAAATAAATTAAGTTGGTTGAATTTAAACACGCCATTATAATCTAGTCTGATGCCTTTGTTGCCAAAACTTATTAGTGTCATCTAGTGTTTTGCACATATGTACTTTTTCATCCATACTTGCTGCAAAGTTTCTCATTTGTTCTGTGAACTCAAAATCTGTAAACATATTACTAACATACTCTGCGTGTCCTAATGGTGTAGGATGATAATCTGCTGTTTGTCCTTTACCATTGTGTCCACGGATAGGTGTTTGTGGCCAAGTGCCATTGTAAACATTTGTAACAATTGGTTCAGCAATTTTGTTTACAGTATCACTATAAAAGTCTAGTACTCCTGTATGCCATTCTTCTGCAGGTTTTGTATACGTACCGCTTATTTGTAATTCTATTAAAGGACTCATTGCTAACATTTTGCTGTCACAAGGTAATGAATCTAAGTAACTAGATGTAAGTTCAATGGTTGCAAGATCACGTATTAAATAAAATCTGCTATCTGACCATTCGTATACAAACTTAGTATCAATTTCATTTTGTGTATAAATGTTTCCTGGTGTGATCCAATTTCTATTTTTATATCTATCTTCTCTAGAAATACTGCTCCACATAACAACTACAAGATCGTTTTGTGTGAACTTGTGCTTCTTATTTGCTTCAACAATACTATTACTAATAAACATATTGCCTGCACCACTTTTGCCATAGTTGTAATAATCTGGAATCTCAATACCTATAATATCAGCCCACGTAGGCCAAAAGTAATTTGTCATACTACACCCAAAGGCAAAAAATCTTTTATACTCTTTACTAAATTGCTTCATTAAAATACTCCTTGCCTTTTGCTATTGCACTATGTAATGCATCGTGATAAAAACTTGATTTACGAATATGTTCCCAGTTGTGCATTATGTTAGGAAAACTTGCACCTATTCTTTTTAATTTTTCATCTCGATCAAGTGCTATCCAATTTTCTAGTATATTGTGTACTTCTTCTAAACGTGTTTTAGGATCTTCAATACTATCGTATTCTGTGCCGAATCCTAAGAAGTCACATTTAAATCCTAATTCTTCTAAACCTTTTATTGTGCCGCTACCTGCAATTAGTATAAAAGGATGGCCTAAAGCAATAGGTTTAAATATTTTTTCTGTAACAAAACTTGTGTTATCAATAAAAATAGTTTCTGTAATTACTGTTAGTAATGTGTTTTGATATAAATCTTTATTGTAGTTCCAAGCAGCATTAGTGCTTTCCCAATTACCATCTAAGTACAAAGGATAATGCTCTTGCATAACTTGATCAAACTCGTTAATGTTTACACCGGCAAGTCTTGAACCTAGTATATCACTTTGTTTAACTTGATTACAACTTACCATACCTTTTTCTAATAAATTATTTTTTGCAAGATAATGTAAATGCGCACCTCTGTGTGGTCTGTATACTCTATTCAAACTGTTAAAGTCTTTGCTATCCGCATTTTGCATAGCACTGTATAAGCAAGGAACTGTAGGCATCTTGTCATCAAAGAATATCTTACCGAAGTGATTGCTATATTGTACATCAAACCATTTATCTTCTAAAAACTGATCTCTCCACTGTGCATATTGATCTTGGATTTTAGTATTGCCTTGTAAAATTAACACACTGTTTTTAGGATACTTGCGTTCACGCATAATGTCAGTAGTTGCTCTGAAAGCGTCAAAATGATTAGTTTTCATAGGGCCGCCTTCTTTGTCTGCAAGTATAACAAGTCTAAGTTTCTTTGCTTTTACTAACTCTAAAATATCTCTAGGAACCATTTGTAATATGTGCTTAGGTCCTGTTCCGTTATTTTGTCCTGACCACCAATTAGGATCGCCATTTACATCTATAAAGTATAGACCACATTCGTTCCAGTCTGAAAGTTTATGATATTCAACATTCATATTCTTCAGTTCTCTTTTCAAAATACTACCTGGACTTGTTAACCACCAGGTGTTATTATCTTTTGTTTCAAACTGGCTTAGGTTAGATTTATCTAGTTCTAGATTATCGAAGTATATTTTCATTCCATTATTTCCTTTAGTTCAGGAAACGTTTTTAAAAAGTTTCTATTTCTTATTTTATCATAGTAATCTGTATGTACTATAAATTGTTCCTTTAAGTTTTCATCATATTCACTGTTTTCTAAATGTCTTACTACATCTCTCAAAAGTCCTTGTACGTGTGCATTGTATTTGTGTGCCTTTGCTTTAATTTTATTAATTACACTCCATTTTAGCATATCATTTAAAATACTTGCACTGTAGTACTCTGGGTGAACAATGTTATAAAATGTTGGATATACATTTGTTTCAAATAATCCTTCTGCTAATACATAATCTAAAAAGTCTGTAACTGTAAAAACATTAAATGCACTTATCACTGCACTAAAATTAAGTCTTACGTGCGGTGTTTCTTGCTTAATTAATCTAATATTCTTTTCTATTTTGCTCCAATTAGTTCCTTCTCTAATGTATTCTGCTCTATCTCCGTAATGATCTAAACTAGCAAATACTTGTATGTTAGGAAAGTTTTTCCATAATTCAATAACACTTTTATTTTTGTAATGTAGGTTACTAATATTTGTATTGTAACTTATTTTTACATCTGTATTTTTAGTTTCGATCAAATGCTCTAGTATAGCATAATGTTTATCTGTCATTAAAGGCTCGCCGCCTGCAAAATAAAAACTTTCTATGTCTTTAAAGTAAGGTTGAAACTGTTCGTATAATCGACTGTTATCATCTCCATCCGCCATAATGAATATTTCTTTATGTTTACCATTACGACTGTCTTCTTGAGCCCACGTGCTAGAATATGTGCTAGAACAACTTCTACATTTAAAATTACAAATATTACTCCATCTTACATCAAAATGACGCAATGTCATTTCAGGATATGTTCCGTCTTGTAATGTATTTTGCACTAATGGCATTAAATGTGCAAACTCTTTGTTTTTGCTTATACGTGTACTTTCGTTGCCACTATCTTCTTGTTGATAACAAGCCTTACATTCTACACATTTTTTACCCTCTAGCATATTACGTCTTAGGGTTTTGTACTTGTCATTATTCCATATTTCTTGAATTGTATTTTCTCTTACATTACCAAGATGCTTATCGTACTCACCTACGCAACAAGGTAAAACACTTCCGTCTGGATTGACATACATATGGATCCAAGGATAAATGCAAAATGTTTTATTGTTCATTAGCCCATCCTGATTTGTGATATATGTTTGTTGCCCATAGACTGTGCTGTACTTCTCTAGGATGAGGTCTATGATCTGGACAACTTCCTAAGTATTTGTTAGACTGTTCTATAACTTTTAATTGCTTTCCAATGTACTTGTGTTTAAAACTAATTTCTTTGTAATCCCTCATTAAATCATCAAGCCAACCTGCATTATAAAAACTTGGCATATTAATTTTGTATCCATTTGTTTTAGCACTAAACTGTATCCAACTCTCATCGATTATTTTAAAATTATATTGGCTTGTTGTGTTAGTACAACAGAAGTTTTTCCATACTACAGTGTTTACGTTAGTGTAATTGCTTACGATGTCATCAATGTAACTGTACAAATAAGAGTCATATTTTTCTAACCATTGTTGTAAATCTAACTTTTTTTCAGCAAGATATTTTTTATCATATAAATTTTTTAGTGGGTGATTCCATTGTACAAGTTCATTTAATTGTTGCATTTCTCTGCTAGGTTCTGTAACTTGAAAGCACAGATAAATTTTTTCATACTTACTTGTATCAAGTTCTTTAAGGATACGTTTTAGTGTATGCGACATTGCTAAATTACTGTTACCCGGAACAGCATATTGATAAAAGTCTGTGTCCAACATATTTGCAAGTCTTGCACCAAAACTATGTCTTAACATACTTCCTAAATCAAACTGGCCTATTGCTGTTGCAATATCTTGTAGTCCTTCTCCGTAAGTCCAACTTTCGCCTATATTTAAAAGTAAATTCTTTTTATTTCTTTTAGCCCATAACTCAGCATATTGTGCCGGAACTTTAATGTGCTTAGGCCTATAACAGTCGTCACGGATTAACACTTTGTTAATGCTGTGCATCAACCCGTGTGCTTCATCTGCCTTTAGTTCCGAATCATACCAAGCCACAACAGTCCTCATAAAAATCTATAAGGTCTGGAAAAGTTTTTCTGAAGTCTACATTTCGTCTTCTATCATATTCTCTAAACCAAGCAGCAAAATCTCTGCGACCTTCTGTAATTTTTTGTGCAGTATATTCTGTGCTAGACATATAGTCAACTACACGTCTAAACTTTTCATATTCCATAATACTAAATTTATATCTATCTGCATCGTCCACTTGGTCTGCAATAAACTGTAAGTGTCGTTTCATATAGGGCATAAATTCTTCTTTAGGAAGTATATTCATATCATACTGTAAAGGTTCTTTTAAATAAGGCGTATCAAATCTAATACGTTGCCATTTTGTTTGATCGTCTGTGTTATATTTCTTACGCCATTCTAATACTTTTCTTAAGAACTTATCAAAATTTGTAACAGTTAAAATATTAAATGTAACCATAAATGTTAATGGGTGATTTGTTTTAGTCATATAGATATCAAAATTCTTTTCCCATAACTCTAAATCTAATCCTGTACGAATATATTCTGCTTGTTCTCCCCAAGTATCCATACTTGTGAAAACTTTGAAATCTTTTATGCAACCTTTTGCTATAAGGCTGTTTACTTTGTCTGCAAAACGTTCTATCAATATACTTTTAACACCAAAGTTACTATTAATGTTTAATTCTAAATTAGGCATAGGATTCTTTTCTAGTTCTTCAAACATACGCCAAGTGCTTTGCTGTAATAATGGTTCGCCGCCTGTGATACGTAAAATAGTAAGTGTCTTACGCAGTTCAGGCCACCATTCCCAAAATGCTTTTACATAAGGATTATCTTCTTCTTTATGAATTTTAAACCAATCAATATCATTGCGATGGTTCTTAACCATAGTGTAAGGTCCGTGATCTCTTATTTCTTTATGATATGTGCTACTGTGTTTAGGATGACAATAACCACACTTAAAATTGCATTCATTACCAAAACTTATTTCTACATACTGTGGATTTACATCTGCCATAGGATCTTTTTTAATAGCAGCAAATCTTTCTTCTGTGTGTATACTTGCATTACGTTCTTTTCTATCTGAAATGTAATCCTTACCCATACATTCAATGTTCCAACAATACTGACATCCGCTAGGCTTTTCACCATTTATCATTTGCTGGCGTTCTTGTTTCTTTTGCGGAGTATTATGTAGTTGGCTTGGATTCTCTTTAAGTCCTTCTAACGGAATCTTATGCGGTGCAGGATGGTAACAACTATGAGTCTCTCCTGTTTGCAAATAGATAGTAGTATGATGCCACTTAGCCATACAGAATGTAGGAGAGATTTCGTCCATAATAGGAATAAATTTCTCTATTCTATCCTTGTCGTGCATCAAACTGCTCCCGTAGCCATTTAAAATCGTTTATCTTGCGTAATGCATCAGGCTCAGCACTATTGCTAACACCATATTTCCTACCGGCTCTGGCGCCTTGAATAGCATAGTCCCCAAACGGTCTGTCTCTGCCATAATCACTACACCATTTACTAAGTCTTTCATCTGTTTCATCATCTTTTTGACCTTTAATAGTTCTACTTGCTAATTTACAACACTCTCTAAACGCACTTTTCCAAGTACTAAATCCGTCTGTATTGAATGCTGTAATGTTACTTACTTCTTGCATTGCTTTAAAACTGTCAGAAAGGCTAGTAGTCATATCCGGACTGTTTACATCCATATCAATTGTAGTTTGTCGCGGAAATAACTTAACACCGCCATACCCGTATTCTAAATCTGTAATGGGATTTCTACCTCTCCATACATATACGCTTTTCCTAGCATTGAAATCATAGTAAGGTATTTGCATATTAAAATTAAATTCGTCTAAAATCTCTGCATCAGCGTCAACAATGTAAAATAGTTCAGTATTACATTGTTTTGCTGCTTCTATATGTGCTTGATGTATGCCTGTTACGTCTTTTATCCATACAGCATTAGGTGCTTTCTTTAATAACTTGTTGTAATTTACTTCTGCATTAGGTTCGTGATATGAAATAAATGCAACATCATACTGTATAGGCTTACTTGCTTGTATATCTATTTCTTTTTTGTTAGTAAAGAATCTATAATCCCATTCACGTTGTAGAATACGTGCTTTCTTAGGAAAAATACATACACCGTCATAGTATTTTCCATTGCGGAATACGTGTACATAATCTGCATCCCATTCAGGAACACGGTAATCTAAATTAAAATCTTGTTGTAGTAGTAAATTATCCCATACTACCCAGAAGTGTTTTGTTAAACTTCGTTGAGATACTTGTTCGAAAGTTTTACAATTATCTATTTTTTGTGCGTTAGGAAACTTTTGCTTGAACTGTGTCCAAGCATTGCTATTACACTCTCCATTGCTAATAAAAAAAATATCATACATACTTTTTACTATAATAAGTTGTACCTAACCTAATAGTTTCCTCATAAAGTGCCATTACATATCTACTTTGTTGTGGATCAAGATCAGGCCATTCTAGTCCTAAGTTATGTCTTATCTCTGTGCCTAGTCTTTTTGTTTCTTGTTCTAATCCAAATCCGTCCTCATATTGCTTACATTGCTCGTTGTACAATTCACGTAGCAATTCAAAATCTCTTACTTGTATATGATCCCAATCAGTACAATTTGTTAGATACGTTCCTAGTCTTGCACCGTAGATTGCCCACAAACCATTTTCAATGTGTGTACCAACTGTACTCCATATTCTTAACCTATGTAAGTTATGCCACCATATACGCTCTTCGATCTCCATAGGCGGAACTTGTAAGCCGCCATCTAATGTCATCTTCACACCTTCACGGAAGCCGGCACGCCAAGCCATAAAAGGTGTCTCATTTATAATTGTATCACTAAAAGTAACTGGAAAGTTCCTATAACCTTCTTCCCAACAAAAGTCAACTTGCGCTCTTTCACTGTCTGCGTTTTCGTGTGTTTTCATATCAAGAATATGCTGACGGTGCCATAACTTTAAGCCGCCGTTGCCATAACGCAATCCGTTAACATTGTTTCTGCCGCACCAACTGTATGCACGTATTTTTTCATCTGTCATATCTAAGTCTAAATCGAAAAACTTAGGATCAACAATATTATCTGCATCTACAGTTAGCACCCAATCTGTTTCAGAGGCTTCTGCTGCTGCTTTGTGTGCGTGGTCTGATCCTTTAACTCCGTGTATGCGCTGTGCCCACGGAACTTTGTTACACAGGTCAGCATAGTGTAGATCAGCATTCGGCTCATCATAACTTAAAAAGAATACATCAAACTCTACTACTTTTGTCATAGTTCCTCAAATACATAATTTTTAAATAACCTGCGTGTAAACACACTGGCGTCATCTGGACTATCACAAGTAAAATTAAAACTTTTTCCTACTAGATCTTCTAGTCTTACACTTGCTGTATAATAACTTGTATGAGGATCATTGTAATCGCATATATCAAAATTTAAAATTGTTTCTCCGTCCCAGAATATTTTTCTTGTTGCTATTGGCGTGTCGCTGTTTAGTTTATATGTTCCGCCATATTTTTCAGATAGTTGAACTGTAAATGTATCTCCCTTTCGTGATACAATCACATCAGGTTCATCTATTTCAGCCCATTTAATATTAACAATTCTATGTAGTACATCATCTATTTTAAATAAATTTTGTACTTCTGTAATTTCTAAACTACCTGACTGAACATCTACGAAACATTTATTCATTTTGATTTCGCCTTCAATGATAGCCAATGCAGTATCTGAATCAATGCTAATAGTTTTCTTGAAACGCTCTTTGTCAATTGAATAATCAGGACCTACACATAATACTTTTCCTGTTTCCTGATCAAATGCTGCTAGATAGTTTACTACAGGCGGTTTATAATTTGCAATCCATTCGTCAAAGTCTGGAAGGTCTGGAATATCTCTTATCTTTTCTTCCACGCTATTTCCTCCAATATGTTAATTGTTTCTAGTGTTATTTTATCTTTTTCAACATAGTGTAAAATATCTGTTTGTTGAAAGTTACCTATCTTTACTTTAGCATTTCTATCAAAGTAAAAACCTACGTGATCACTAACTGTATCTGCAGGATAAGGCCAATTCTGTATCATACCTTTCATATGAACAACACGGGGAAACTCTAAAGGATATGCAATGTCGTCCGCAATATCTAAAATGTTTGCTGCAAGAGCAAATGCTTCATCTGTTCCTACAACTTTAGGTTTGTGCGAAATTAAAAATTCATTACTATATCTTTCAGGATTTTTAATAATAGCACGTTGTAAATCAAAAAACTCTTTTGCTAATACACTATCCTTTTTAAAGAATGTGTAAAAACTATATAGGTTAGGTAAATTATTCATTGTAAAACATTTTCTATAATGATCGCTTACAACAAGTTCGCCTCTGTAAGTATATGCTTTGTTTGCTACATATAATTCACTGTTTGCAATAAAATATTCTGCCCAATGGCTGTAGTCCCTAAAGAATAACATATCTGCGTCCAAGCATACAGTATGTTCAAATGGTGTAACCTGATCCATATAGGATCTACTATCCCAACCTTCTGGACCTTGATATTCAATTACGTGATCGAATACCCAAGTTGATGTAAAGTTTTCTATATGTTGTTTATCGTCAATGACTAAAGCAACTTTATCATAACCTTCTTTTTGTGTATTTTTTATGCTTAGTGCAAGTGCATATGCAAGACGTGTGTAGTTTGTGTCTGCACCTTCATTTACAATAATTAGATATCCAAAGTCTATCATACTAACTCCATAAACTTATCAATGTGTCTTGTTATTGCTTGTTTATTCATTATATGAATATCTCTGTCTTTAATATTACATAGTGTATAATCATTTGCATTAGATGTCAGCAATTGGATTCCGTTTTCATTGACATCATAAACTAAATCCATATCCGGCACTGAAAGCACAGGTGGCATTGCATAATCATTATCAGTTTCAAAACCATAAAGTATATGCCTTGCAATACCAAACGAAATATCATTTCTATACATTCTGTTATCAAATCTAAAAATGTCTGCAAACTTTTTATAATTGTCTTTAATATGTTTTACTAGTTCAAAAAATACTTTTGTATTTTCATTTTTTGTAAACATAACTGTTGTCGCCCATAACAGTCTTACACCTGTATCACTTATGTATTTGTCAAGGTATCCTATTCTATTTCCTTGCACATCGTTGTACTTTGTACTAATAAGTATATCACTTTCACATTCCCAGTATTCATTTAGTGCATCTGAAAAAATAAAGTAATCACAATCTATCATTAACGTTCTATCATAAGGAGTAAGATCCCAAACACTGGACCTATTACTATTTTTAAATGGAGCAGTAACACTTTCTTTGCCGTCTTTAAACTTACGCTGTTGTAAATCTGCAGGACGTTCTACATCAATAATCTGTTCAAAAGTTTGTAGTGCTTTATCCCAAAGATTAGATTCTTTTAGCCAGTCAACTGTTGACTGATCTGTAATTAAACTAACAGGAACACCTAGATGTTTTTTAGCAAGACCGCCTGACGCAAGTGCCATTTTTGCGTAATCTATCTGCCTGTTATTGTGTGCAAATATTACTACACCTTTTTTCACGATACTAATGTCTCTACTGATCTACTTTTCTTAATTTTTTGATATTCTTCGTGATATTCAAAAGTTGCACTAAAATACCTATCGAAAATTTCATCTCTAAATTCAACTAAGTTTTCAACTAAAATTGGATTTTCATTTACATCTAAAATTACAACATTTTCTGATCTGTCTTTGTAAATTAACATTTCGACAAAGTTTAACAAATCTCTATCAATCTTAAAGATTCCACCATTTTTACCATATGTAAGTCTGGCTTCAATTTTTTCTTTAAGTGTTTTGCGTTGAACAGAAAGTGTTTGACGATACTTTGAGAATTCTAAAGCATCTTTATATTCATTTTGCATAATAACTCCTTTATAATGTACGCATATATTTATTGGTACATTAAGAGCCTAAGTGCTATTTGTGGTAGTGGATTTTTTAACTAACTTCTACAACTTGACCAATGTTTACAATAGGTGTAGCAATATCAAATGACCCTGCTCCGCCTGGCTGTAAAGTACCAGTTGCTTCAGTTGTTTGTACAGTAACCGTGATTTGTCCGTCTACAACGTCAGGACCAAAACCGCCATCACCTGGGTTTGATGGACCTACTGCTGGTGGACCACCTTGTTCCTCGTGATCATCTATGAATTCAACACGGAACTCAATCGTGTCTGCGCCTGTAAGATGTGGGTTTGCTTGGTTAGGTGTTCTTGCAAATATTCTATATCTATTTAGACTATATGGACTGCTACCTACTACGTCAACATATGGTTGTTGAAAAGTACTTGTACACTTGTAAAAGTTTCCGCCTGTAAATGTAGGTCCTGATCCTGTGGCAGGATGATTGCCACTAAATTTTTGTGTACCTGCACTATTCAGTATACTTGTCCAACTTGTGTTTTGATTTGTTACTGATCCGCCTGTACGTGTTGAAGTAATATCAATGCTACTACCGCTGTTAAAGAAATGTCTTGAATCATCTAAACTACTAAACAAAACAAATACACTACAAATTACTGAATCGCTCCAGTTATCTCCATATGTTGCATTTGGCCAAGTAAGTGATGATGAGCCGTGGTTAACAGTTCTTCTCTGTCCTGCTACTGCTAAATTTCTTGCATTTGAGTAAATGCTGTTTACAAATGCACCCCATTTATCAACTGGCATTGAAGGGCCGCCTGATGCAGGTGCTTGATATCTAATTTTTTTACGCTCTGTAACTTCAAGCATATTGACTTCATTCGAACCACTTGGAAGAGCATTGTTTAAATGATTCCAGGCATTCCAAATATCATATCTTAGATTGCTGTATTGTTCTACAGTAACTTTATTACTTGTGCTTACTTGCGAACTTAAGACAGGTTGTCCATAACCAAGATATCCAAAACCATCAGTGATACCATCACCCAAGACACGCTGTATCTTAAGTTGCATATCATTATAATAATCCGGATCTATTAAGTCGTGTGTTGCTGGCATTCATTTACCTCTTACACTATTTAAGTCGCTGTAATGTTCGACATATTAAAAGTTGGCGTAGGTAAAATCCAAGGATCACCATCAGGTTGTAATACACCACTTACTTTAACGTGTTGACATTCTACTTCAACTCCAAATACTTCGTCATCTGGTAGTGGTCCTGGTTGTGGATCATCAGTATAATCATCAATTAATTCTATTTTAAGTGTAAACACATTTGCTACACCTGTTAAGTTTGATGGTTGATTACATTTTGCTGATAATTTGTATCTGTTTGCAGCATATGGTGCTGATGAAGTGTACTCATAAAAAGTTTGATATGCGTTTGTTAAATCATATACATTAATTGGTACGCCGCCACCTGGACCTGTAGTCTGTGCATTTGCACCAAATTCAATATTTTCTGAAGCATCAAGTATTGTGTTCCAGTCATTGTTTTGTTGTGTTGAAGGATAACCTGCTCTCAAGTTTGTATCTATTCTTATTCTGCTACCTGAGTTCCAAAAGAATCTAGCATCATCAGCAGTTGTAAACGTCATTTCTAATTCTGTAAATGCTAAACCACTCCACGTGTTACAAGTTTTTGTATCAATGCTTACTACTGATTGGTTCTTTTGCGAAACAACAAATCGATCTGATCTTGCTGCTTGTATTAAATTCGTATAACTTTGAAAAGGTTCAGATGCTGTAGCAAGGATAGGATTAGTAACTTGTGCAAATACTGGACTAGGTAAAACACCTGTCTGATGTATAAGCACACTCATTAAGTCGAATCTTAACTTATCAAACTCTTGCTTTTCAATTCTTTGACCTGCGGTAACAGTTCCGCTTACAATTGCTTGTCCGTATCCATATTGGCCTGCACCAGTTCCTAATGTAGTAGTGATTAGAGAACTTAGATCGTTAAAATCAGTTGCAAGTATTTGGTTTCCGGATGATACTGGCATTAAAGAACCACCGCTTCAATATAATCAACACCATCTGTAGATGCTTCAAGTGCTATTGCAAATACGTCAGCATTTGCTTCTGCTGATACTTTAGCAGTGCCGTCTGCCGCAGCAACTAGTCTGTCGCCTTTGCTAACGCTGCCTGAAATTTTAACTGGTACTCTACCTTTCAGTGCAATAAATTGTCCGCCTTCTAAGATGGTATTCATCATAAAAGCGGGGCTTTCAGATATAACACCTAATGCTCTATTACCTTCTTGGCATTTTGTAACTTCGGCTGTGCCGCCTACTGCTACTACAGTGCCAACTTCGTATTCTGCATCTGTTAAATATTTTTCTGCTAAGTCAGCATAACGTGCTGCTGTTGCAGTTCCTTGGAATAAGTTTGCAAGTATGTTTCCTGAACCATCTCTAGCAGTAATTGTATTTGCTGTTGCAGTAGTTTTTGCTGTTTTGTAGTTAGGATCACTATCAGTTGCACTATCATCAATTTTAATTCTGTCTGCTTTTTCAGCAGTACCACGGAAAGTGTTTGCGTAAATATCACCACTTGCATCTCTTACAGGAATACTTGTTCCTGCACCTGGAATACTTGTAGAAGGTTGAATACTGTTTAATGCACTTGCATTTGTAGCAGTACCTGTAAGTGAACCTTGTACGTTACCTACTAGTGTACCTAAAATGTTAGCGCCTGCATAACCAATTTGTTTTGTAGCACCATTAATTAAAATAGCGTTACTTCCGTCTGTACTAATTACGCTACCATTAACGTTACCTGTAACGTTACCAGTTACATTACCAGTTAAGTTACCGAATGTATCAACAATATATGCTTCTTTCCATTTGTTAGATGCTCTACCTAAGTCATATACATTATCATCACCTGGGTATATTCCATCAACGTTAATATTTGCTACTTCTCTATTTGTTAAACCATCTTCAACAATTCTAAAGTTAATTGGGTTACCTAACTGTGATACAACTCTAATCTGGTTTTCGTTTTCAATGAATACCTTAAGATCACTTTGATCACCAATCTTAATACCGTCATCTAAGAAACTAATTAAATTTTCAAAAGTAACATTGTCGCCTCTTAAAAATTCTGATGCTTGTATAAACGAACCATCAATAACTAAACCTAAAGCAGAACTACTTGTTCCCCAATAATAATGATCGCTTGATGTAATTCCTGTTGAATTAGTGTTTACAAGTGTCAAGCCTTTCTTTACTAAAGTAAATCCATCAATTGGATTTACAGAAGTATTAAGTGTAAATTCTGTTTGCGATACAATCGCCATTACTTTACCGCCAGCAGTAATTCTTAAAATGCTGTGGTTAGTATTACCTGTGTCTTTAACTACCTGTGCTACAACACCACTTGTTCCTAAGTCTGGTGATGCTTCAGGTCCTACTAGAATAAATTCCGATCCTGACCAAGCGTATAACTGTTTAGCGGATGAATCCCACCAAAAATCACCTGTTGCAAGTCCAGAAGGTGCAGTTGCACTTACTTCAGCGCCGCCTGCTGCTTTCCATTTACCGCCATCGTAAAACTTTAATTTTGCGTTAGCACTATCAAACCATAATTGACCTTTAATTGCTTTAGGTGGTTGTGTAGTATTTGCAAAGTTTTCAAGTAAATGTAGGAAGTTTTCGTTCTGAACTTCACCATAGCCAGCATAGTTTTTACCTACAAATCGTAAATCTGTAGTTGTGTCAATTGTACCGTCTTCTACGGAAGTTAAAAACTGTCCATTAAATTTGTCTACTTGATAAGCCATATTGTTTTCCTAGTTTACTACTGTATTTATTCAATTATTCTATCTGACGCATCTTGGCGCTGTTGCTCTAGAGCAGTATATTCTTCAGCAGTAAGCGTAGTTGTCAGTCCTAAATGCTGCTCTCTAATGTGTCTTAATACCTTCCAATCAGTGTTATTTAAAAATTCACGCTCTAAACCATTTGCTTCTGCTTGTGCTTCTTCTGCTTGTGCTTCTGCAGATACAGGAGTAATACTGTCATTACTAGTATTAAAAACGTGTGTTCCTGCACGTAGTTGGTCGTATTGTGCGTCTGTAATTGTAACAACACGTACTGTTGTAGGAGCATTTGGCTCGTAATCTAGTAACGCTGTTACGTTATTATTTTCTATACATACATATCCTGCCATAATTAACTCCAAACTGCCAAATAGTTGCCTTTAGGTTTAGCACGTTGCTCAGTACCTTGTACCCAAACACGGATTCTATCTGATCTAATATCCCATTCACAGCGTATGCTGTCATTTCCGTCAACTCCTCCTGCATAATGAATCTTACCAATACTTGCAATAAATGCTGTAAGGTTACTCATTGTCTTTCCGCTAGGCGGATAAACATCAAAGAAGTTGTGACTGTTGTTAAAACTGCCTACTTGATTTGTATAACTTCCTACTGTCTGTTGGTCTTTGTAAACAAATGTATAACTTTGTGCTACATTGTCAACATAACGTTTTGTTGCAGCGTGTAAGTTTGCTGTAGGGTCAGCGTGTAGTGATAAAAAGCCTGACATTGTGTCACCTGCTCTATCAACTGAATTAGGATCTTCTGCTGTAATAGTAATATTACCTGTGTTGTCAAACACTGTGCCATTAATTGTTCTGCTGCCTGATAATGCCGCAGCAGTTGATGCTGTACTTGCATTACCATTTAATGAAGCAGTAATTGTTCCTGCACTAAAATTACCACTAGCGTCTCTTGCAACAACTTTGTTTGCTGTGTTTGCAGTGTCTGCATCAACATCAAGTGTAACAGCATATGCACCTGGATATTCTGTTCTGCCATTGCCGTCTAAGTAGTTACCAAATGTTAATGGTTGGAAACTTGGTGAACCCCAATAAGGAGCACCTGTTCCGTTTGAAATAATTGTTTGGCCAGGTACACCTGCTGCTGTAACCACAGTTGTGCCTGCACCACTTTGATAAACAATACCGCCTGCTGTGCCACCTGCAATGTTGTCTGCTGTTACAGATGCAGTAGCATTAGTTGCTGTACCTGTTAAATTTCCTGTAAATGTTTCTGCATAAGCATTTTTGAAACGTCTAGTAGACTTACCTAAGTCACCGTCTAAGTCAGTAATAGGAACAAGTCCACCTAAAGGACCCATACCGTCTGTAACTGCTGTATCGTTACTAATAAGTTTTAAACTAAAATTATCGCCTGGATCTTGAACTTGTAAAGTAAGTTCTGCTGTTGCTGTAATAATAGGATCTGTAGTTGCATTAATTGCAATTTTATTATTAATTTCAATTTTACTTGCAACATCTAAATCAACTAGTGTTCCTACTGTTTCTAAATTACTACTTACAACACTATTTGCAATTGCAGTGCCTGTAAGTGTAAATGCATCTGCTGGCACTGTAATGTCTGCTGTACCATCAAATGCAACACCATTTATATCACGTGGTGTTACTAATCTTGTTGTTGTAGATGAATTACCAGTAAGTTGCGCACCAATAAATTGATTTGCTGTTACTGTGTCAAATGCACTAGTACCTGATACTGCTGTTACATTTCCTGTTACATCACCAACTAAGTTTGCTGTAATTGTTCCAGCAGCAAAATCTCCGCCACTATCTCTAACAACAATTTTACCTATAGTATTAGATGATGTTGCGTCAACTGTCCAGGTTGTAGGATTGCTACCGTCAAAGTTACTTCCTACAATATAAGGTCCTGATACTAGAGCATTAGTAGTTGTTGACGTAATAGTAATATCTGAACTACCATCAAACCCTGTACCATTAATTAATCTAATATTTGATAATCTATCTGCTGTTGTTGCATTACCAATTAAATCGCCTGCAAAATTATTATTGCTGTTTATATTATATCCTGCTCTAATATTAGTAAATCCAACAATAGGATTATCGGATCTAATAGTAAATGTGTTACTTGCAATAATTCCAATAATTAAATCATTTACAAAAACTTTTATAATAGGATATTCAACGTCATTAGTTGCAAATACTGAATCTGAAACTGCTTCAGTTCTTCCAAAGCCTTCTGCAACTTGCGGACCAATTAACTGCCATTCAGTTCCTGTCCATACGTGTAATGTTTTATATGGAGTCTTAAACCATAATGCACCTAGTGGTGAATTAAGTGGAGCATCATCTGATACAGCAGCAGTGCCTGCTTCTACCCATCTAGTACCGTCATAAATTTTTGCTTGATTAGTTGTTGTATCAAACCAAATTTGTCCTTTGATAGGAGTTCTAGGTGCGGCATTGTTTGCAAAGTTTTCTAATAGGAATAAAAAGTTTTCATTTTGTATTTCACCGTAACCGATATAATTTTTACCAACAAGAGTAATACTTGTTGAAGTATCTACAGTTGCGTCTTGTAATACTGCTAACTCTGTTCCATCACTTTTATTAATTGTATATGCCATCTATCGCTCCTAATCTCCTTATGGTAATACCGTATCTGATACGTGTGTCCAAACACCCGCAAGTAATTGGAAAACTTTAATAATTCTTGTAGTTGTTACACTTGGAGCATCAACTGTTGCTGCGGATACAGAAACGTTAGTAACTGCATCTGCTGTACCTGACGGAGTATTAAATGTTGCTGTTGATTGGTTTACCAACGGATTAATATCTAAACTTGTTGTTGAGTTACTCAACAACGTACAAAGAATTCTTGCATTAGTACCATCTCTATATTCACTTGGCGGTGCTAAGTTTGCAAGAACATTTGTTGCAATATAACTATTTGGTTTACCATCTGACAAGTCCATACTAAAATGAATTGTTCTTGTTTCAACAGTATTATCTACATATTCTTTTGTAGAGGCATCCTGTGCAATTGTAGGATCACTTAATCCAGTAATTTTAGGAGCGCCAACTAGTGCAACATTTCCTCCAGTATGTGGTTCCAATTCAAGATCTAGTGCACCTGATAGTGTACTAATTCTTGTGTTTTCAATTTTCAATTGTGCTGTTGGAGGCACACCAGGTCCAACATTGATAACATTTTGTGTACCAAAGGCTGTAACACCTGGAATACTTGTAATACCAGCACCTAAACTATTTCCTGATAATACAGGAATACCGTCAATCATAAACACCTTGCCTGTTGCAAGGTTAAAGTTTTCTGAACTTGTCCACGACTGAGCAGCAAGTGCAGGATACTCTGCTGTACCACCTAGTCCTAAGTCTGACCACATCAACACGTGATCTGTTGTTCCTTTAAGAACAATACCGCCACCGTCTGCAATAGCATCTGTGTTACTTGAACTATCACCTGTTTGTGCTAGTACAATATATTTGTCTTCAATTTCTAATTCTGTTTCTCTAATTACAGCAATGTCACCATCATTAATTGTAAGTCTACCTTTAATAGTTAGGTCGCCACCAATTGCTGCGCTACCATCAATTTCTACTGTACTTGTAGGTTGATTTTCGTACAACTTGATTGTTCTAGTTGCTGGATTAATTGATATTGCTTCTTCCTGTGTAGTAGCATCTGATCTAACGTCAAATATAATTTGTTTACCAGTAGCCTGGTTTGACATACGAACATTACCATTACTAACCTGGATAACACCTTGTCCACCAGCACCAAACTGTAAACCTAAATCACTTTCAATTTGTAAAGCATTCTGTAAACTGTTTGCTGTATCTGTTCTAACATACAAACTAGCATCAACGTTGTTTAGTTTTTCTGAGTTTGTTGTTGTAACGTCAAATTTAATACCTGCAAGTGTTCCTGCATTAAAGCCTGGAATGATACTTCCTTCATAACCTTCAATATTATTTTTAGGTGTAAATGTATCTTTTGAAAATATTCCTAATAGCACACCGTTATTATACAAACTTGTAATAACACGAGTTTGGTTTAATGTATCAAGTATGCTTGTAACACGTATGCCGGATACACCTTGACTATCTGAATAATCTGGTCCTAATAAAATAGTGTCAGTGCCGTCATAAAAATATAACTGCTTGTCACTGTCATTAAACCACAAGTCGCCAACACCGAGTGTTTCAGGTTGTATACCTGCAATAGTTGCTGAACTTACAGGAACAAATGCTGTTCCTGAATAAACTTTTAATTTTGCTTCTGATGCATCATACCAAATCTGTCCTCTTACAGGCTGTGTTGGTTGTGTAATACTTGAGAAGTTCTCAAGTAATTTAATAAAGTTTTCGTTAAGTGATTCACCAAACCCACTATAGTTTTTACCAATAAGAGTTATATCAGTTGATATAGTGTCAATCTGACCATCGGCAACAGTTGCTACAATCGATCCGTCTGTTTTATTAATTTGATATGCCATCTAGTCTCTCTACCTTAAGTTGTTGTAAATTTCGGTGGTCCCGATCTAATAATATAATTTACTGTTAAGAACGGATTCATTACACCAATTGGTTGACTAAATGCAACCGTACCGTCAACATCAATGCCGCCTGTGTTTGGTTGATAAACTGCACCGTTAGATGTAGTTGGTCCTAATCCAAAATCTGCATCTCCAACTGCTGCTCCGCCAACTGCAACTGAAGCATACTGAATACTGTTTACAACAAATGTATGTTCGTGTTCTGGTAAATTGTTTTTATCTAGTGTAACTGTACTTTGTCCACTAGTGCTACCTAATGTTTGTGCTGCTGTACCTTCAACTCTTGCTGGAGTAGGTTCACCGCCGCCATTATCAACAAATCCGCCAGTACCATTAGGAACATCAATATTGTTGTCCATATTGTGTTTACCTAGTGCAAAACGTCCTCTTAAATCAGGCACTCTATATGTTCCTGCACCATTTAGTCCTGCTGTTCCGTTATATCTTGTTCCAATAATATCAAACAAGTCAGGAAACTTAGCTCTTTCAACTTCACCGCCATCACATAACAAATAACCGTATGGTACATTGTTTCCTGCAAAAGGCATAATTGCTCCAACTGGAACACCTAAGTCACCTATAAATGTGTTTCTGCTTTGTCTTAAAAGACCTGTACTTGAACCTGTTTCTGATACTGCTCTATAAACTAATATCTCATCACGTATTTCTGAAACGTTAGGTGTAGGTTCATCTTTACCTTGAATAATATTTGATGTAAGTTCAGTTGTAAAAATTTTATTTGTTGCACCAACTTGTCCATCAAACTGTAATGTATCTGAAATTACGTCTCCTGCAAGTTGAAAACTTGTTACGTTTTTAAGGTTAGTTGCTGTGTTAGCATTACCTGTAATATTACCGTTAATAGTTCCTTCAATTTCGTCTGCAATAATTTTTTTAGCGTAAACATTACTCCAACGTTTTGTTAAACTACCTAACAAATGCGTATCTGTAACTGCTGGTTCAATATTGTTTGTAAATGTATTGCCTGAAACTTGTAATGCATTTCCAACTAATAAGTTTTTACCTACTGCAATACCACCTGCTGTTACAATTGAACCTGTTTCTAAGTTAATTGTTTCTTGATCGTTTGTAACACTAATTGTACCTGTAATTTGTGCATTACCATCAACATCTAATTCTTGATCTGGTGAAGCAACGTTAATACCAACTTTGTTATCTGCTACACGTAAAATTGTTGTTGGTACACCATTTCTGTTTGTTTGAATATCTACCGAACTACCTGACGCACTATTATAAATTTTAGCAGCAGTTGCTGAAGTATTAATATTAAAGTTGCCGTCAATACCAATTGTTAAACCACTATTGTTTCTAACATTGATACCAAAGTCTGTTGTGTTAACTTGATCTGATCTTAAAAATTTACCTGCTGCAATTTCTACTCCACCAATGTTAAGTGCATCAGCGTTTGCTGCTGTACCAACTAATCGAGGAAGGTTGCCGCCTAAAAAGATACTTGCAAATTCACTTGCTTCTTGATCATTAGCAGGAGTACTAATATTAATACCTGCTTTAATATTATCAAAACCTGCAATAGCAATTTTAGGTGTAAATGAATCTTTAGATACAATAACGACCGGTATGTCGCCTAAGTATAATATCAATATACTTCTATCTGCGTTTGTACTGTCAGCAATAGTTTCAACTGCTGGTCCATATCTTAAACCGTCAATGGAACTTTCTTGTGGTCCTACAAGCAACCATCTTGTGCCTGTATAAATTCTTAACTGCTGATTAGTTGTGTCAACCCAAAGTTCACCAACTTTACTTGTCTCTACACTAGGTGCAACTGGTGACTTTTGAATGTTTGACGCTGCTTTCCAGTTTGTATTATCCCATAACTGTAACACACCATTTGTAGTATCATACCAAAGTTGTCCTTCAGTTGGATTAACAGGTTGATTAGCACTTGCAAAATTTTCTAATAAGTTAAGAAAGTTTTCTGCAATAATTTGTCCGTAACCTGTTACATTACGTCCTGGGAAAGTTAAACTTGTATCTTGGCTTGAAGTGTTATCGAATACCGTGATAGGTGTTTTGTTTTCGCTATCTGTAAAATTTACAATATATGGCATCCGTTACACCTCCGTAAAGCCTGTTAAACTCTGTACTCTAATTGTGTAATCAATTTGTAAGAGTCTGTTTAATGACTTTTGAATAGGGTGGAAAACAACGTGTGTAAGTAACTTGCCTGTTCCATTTGGATTATACCATTTTAAACCTAACTCGTCAAATACAAAGTCGCCGTCCATATCTACGCTGTTATCAAATGCTTCTTGCTCATCTGGTTCGCCATAGTCAAGTAAACAACTTACAATAATATCACTGTAAGTAGCACCACTAATGTGTCTAACTTCCATCTTGTTTCTAACTGGATCGCTGTTTGCAATCGCATTTTGATCAACAATTTTCACAAATGTTTGATTATAAAGACTTGAGTTTGTGCCAACTGTATTTGGTGTAAGGTATGTAATCAATCCTGTTGGATCAACTGTTGTACCACCACTACCGAAAGCCATTTCATAAATAGTACCTTGCCCTTGGTTAGATAAAGCATTAACCATTGCAATACTCATATTTTCGTAATGGATCGCATTCCTTTTATCTTCAAAAACTTCGCCAGTTTCTGGATCAAAAATCTTAATGTGACCTTCGAAGTTAAACCCACCTACTTCATTAGGGTTTTTAGGATCTTTTGTATTTTCCGTTTGTTTTGGCATATCAGTCTCTTCGTGTTTCATAGTGTATTTATTCAGGTAATCTCGTACTCTTCTCTGCTATGAAAGTACTAATTGGTGTAGTATTTTCAAGCAATGTAACGCCTGTAGTAGCGGTTGTAGCACCTCTATCGTACCAAGTATTACCAATCCTTTTTATAATGCTTATCCTTGTTCCTGCTGGTACAGGATTTGTTATTCGTATGTACTTAGTTGATCCGTCAACAGCAAACTCCGCTTCAAGAGTCTTATCTGCTTGTGGACTGTAAGAACCTAACGATTCGTCGTATATTTTTAGGCTAGTTTTACGTAAACGTGTGCCTCCGGCAAACACTTCTAAACTATCACATCTACCAAATTCTGTTGGAATAGTACCTGCAAACCAATTAGCATCTATTTCTTTAGCAGGAGTAAAGTCTAGAGGACCAATTAAGTTTGAACTGCCATCACTGACAAAGTCATATCTTACTTGTTCGTCTGCATATGAAATAGTATTGTTTGTACCAGCATCAATTACAAGTGAATCTTTGTTGTGTACGTCTGCAATACCTGTTCCGTAAGCACCTCTACGTAATTGTTTCAGCACATTGCCATCTTTAACCATATATTCAATTCTTTCATTGTTAATGATAACAACACCTGGAATATTTTTACTTACAATAGGATCTGATAATGCTGAAGCATCAGTAACTGTTATAGTCTTATCATAATATAATAAGTCTTTTGTAAGAATTACTTCTGCATCGGCAGCATATCTTGTGTACCTTGTGATATTAAGCATATCTTTATTAATTTCGTATGCGCTTGGTAACTTGTAAGTTCTATTACCAAATGCAACAATAGATACAATATCAGCATCTGTTGTATCATTCTTCAAATACAAACTTTGTCTGTCAATATCAATAGTATAATCTATATCACGCTTCAATCTAGTTCCGTTTAGGTATACCCAAACATAACTTATGTTAACAGGTTTGAATGGCAATCTAAATTTAACTTTGCCACCAGTATAATCATCACTTACCATAGACATTGAAGGATATTCACCAAACCAAGTTACAATAATTGAATCACCCGGTGTCAATGATACACTATCTTTTATTCTAATATTATTGTTATCTAAGAAATATTCTGCTCTTAGATCATTTTCAATTTTAATTGTGTCCCCTACATTAAGTGCAGAAACATATGTAAGTTCTTTTTGTGTTGAACTGTATACCCAATCATCAATGTAAGTTGACTGTACGCCATTAATGTAAACTTTAACGTTTTGAGGTAGTACAGAACCTGCAGATTCTAATGGATCATCACCAACTGTAAATTTGTTATTCACTCCATCGTATACAAAGTAAACTGTGTCTACGCCACGCAGTTTTTTATTGTTTAATTCAACAATAGTACTTGACGCTGCACTTTCTCTATTCAACTGAACAAAATTATCAAGGTCATAACTTCTTGTGCTGCCATCGTGTATAATTTCTTGTTGGTTAACTCTTACAACACTAGATAAAGTGCTATCTAAATCTGTTGATGCACCTAGTGCAATAATCTTGATCACATCATTTTTGTTTGGCACTGTACCAAACTGTACCAATGTTTTATCTGTGGTATCTACAACACCTGTACTTTCAATAAATCCTGCATCATACTGCACACCATTTACTGTTACATAAATGTTTGCTGTTCTATTAAAGTCTGCTTGTGTCAAGAACAATCCTGTTTCACCATCAGCAATAAACTGTTGGTAATCTAATATTTCTACACCGCCAATACCGAATGATAAAATTTCAATTGGTAAATCAATAGCAGGAGGTGATGTAAATTCAAGTGTATTTTCATTTATGTTGATTGCATAGTCACCTAAGTTTTGTTTTACACCATCTACATAAACAATTACACTGTTTCTTTCTAAAACATTTTGTCCTATGTCATAAACAAGTGTGCTACCGTCACTAATACTAATCTTACTGCTTAGTGTTGCTGCTCCACTTCCTGTTTCTTGGAACACTTTAATACTTAGACTGTCTAGTACTTGTCCTGGAATATTCTCTTCTGGTGCAGGTACATTGTCAGGTGTAGTAAATGCGCTTCCGTCAATATTAATTTCTTCTGCGGCTGTGCCGGCAGCGGTAGCGTAAGCGCCGCTAACAGCGGACAGCGTTCCGCCCGATAGGTTTGTGTCAACCAGATTTGGATCATTAATAGTTACAGAACCATCTGAACTTGAAGGACGGAAAATTAATATATCACCGTCATTAGTTTGTACATAATCCCCTATCTCAATAGTTTTAGTACTGCCGTCTCCAATAAATGTTGGCATTTGAGCGTGTGGATTAGTTGCAACACTGCTATCCCAGTTATCATCATAGTTAGGATCGTCTATTCTATGTGTTGGTGGTTCAGCAACTGCTCCTGAATATTGTAAATTATCAATAGTTGGTAGGCGTTCGATACCTGCACGTTTCAAATAAATGTTTATTTGCTGTCCTTCAATTGGTGCATACGGTAAAGTTACAAAGTTTGTACTACCATCACA